TTTTCATTTAGTTCTTCAAAATGTTTAACTAACATATCTAAACCATAGCACACACCTCTATGCTCTGCTTTTGTGTGGCTATCATTTACCCACTCGTCATCAGCTTTGATGTCTGCAACTGCATTTTTTAATCGTTCTAATGTAATCATAATAATAACTCCTTTGCTACTTCAAATACTGCATAGGCATACAGTATTATAATAATCAATTTTAATGTCTTATTAAATGAATCATCAGACATAACTTCCCAATGGGGTCTAGCTTTTTTAGGCATAAACAAAATATCCTTTCTCGTAGTTAATTGATTTAATTTTTTTAGGCAATAATATTTCACCTAGTATGTGAGCAACCACATCAACTGTCCAACCATTACCAATCATCTTGTATCGTTGTGTCTTTGATACACCTTCTGTGTAATTGTCAGGCAGAGTCTGTAATCTCTCGCACTCGATAGGTGTTAACTTTCTCCATGTCATACCTTCTACCACGATATTATCTTTTTGTACAGTAGTTAGACAGTTAGTCTTGTCATCACCTCGTACTTCTATCTGTGGTGTGAGAGGTAAGTTCATCTGATAATCTTTGCGAACACCATTCTCATCAAGCCTACGATTAACAATGCGACCACCTTTAGCTGAATACGTGGCAACCTTTGGTTCTCTGTTACCACCTTGCATAGTGAGTAACGTAGGTGCTTTGCCATTCATGTGATACACTCGCTTGGCTTGACCATGTTTGTAATGTGCATACTTATCAGCATAGCCTACCTCTACTAATCTATCGACAATCGTCATGCCATTGTTACCTGCACCTTTGTGCATGGTGGCAGTAGTACATAAGGCTTTCTGATCTACTGACCGATGATGCCTAGCATTGCGTTCATTGATAGGAACAGGTGGCTCATCATGATCTTCTTGCAGTATATCTTTTAACACTAAGCCTTTGTCTTCCATAGGTGGTATGATTATCTGTTCATACTTGCCATTGATTAGCACACCAAACCAATAGTTTCTCCATCTGTTTTGTGGAGATAGACTGCTTGAGTTTAGTAACTGTGGTGGAAATCCCATGTGTTCTGTAATCACATCTTCAAACTGTTTCTTCATTCGTACATTCTCAAGCAATACATATTTTGGTTTTAACTCATTCATAATTCTTATGAACTCAAAGAATAACTTAGAACGTGGATCATCAAATGCCAACTGATCTCCCGCAAAAGAAAATCCCTGACATGGCGAGCCACCCATAAGTAAATCTATCTTGGGAAATTTATTATGTTTCCAAAACTTTAATATGTCTTGCACATCTCCTAAGTGTAATGTGTTGGGAAAGTTCTTTCGTGCTATTTCTATAGCATACTTGTCAATCTCTGATGCATAATAATTATCCACAGATACATTGGCACGTTCTAAGGCAAGTTGCCCACATGACATGCCATCAAATAAACTTAATACATTCATACTATACCTCCAATCTGTAATGTTTATTTGTTTGTCCATGCTCTACAATTAGATAAGCAGAGGATGGTGGTCTATCTTTGTAAACATGATTGTTAGGAAACTTTATGCCTACTAAAAGATATCCCATGTGACGAGCAGTATACTCTAACTCCTCGAAACTAGTTTTTCTGGTGTGTACAAACTCGTAGAACACATCCTTTAATTTTAATGAATTTAAAACTTTCATGTCTTTAACTCCTCTAATGGTTTTAAATTAAATGCACCCAATTCCCCACACGCTACATCAGACTCCAATTGCCTTAGTAATATTCTGTATGCATCTTTCTCTGAGTTTGCGTATATAACGTCACAATACGTGACAATATATGGTTTACCTTCCATTACTTAATCTCCATCTTTGCAGTTGTAGGCATACACCCCACGTGGAGTATATGTGATTTATTGATTCTAGGTCGTATGATAGTATATATGCTCTTATCAATACTCTCTTTGTTATTGTTATAATGTGCATAACATGCTTGTTCTGTTTCAAAGAACTTTTTCTCTGCTATATGCTGCAGAGTGCGATCTTCTGCCATAAACAATACATACAATACCCAAGTCATTTTGCCCTCGGTAATCTTTGATGTGTGCCTCTCCAATGTAACTTGTCCATACAAGTTAATTTATTATTAAGTCTATTCAACTGAGTTGCTAGTCTCATATATTTTATGTACCATTTTCTTAGGTCAGGACAAAGACCTTTATCTACTTTGTAGAAAGGTATCCTACCTACATCTATAGTTCGTAAAGATAATTCATCATTACCAGTTTCCATATCTTCTACATATAAATTTAAAGCATCTGTAATCAAATCTAACTCCTCTTGACTTACAGTTAGCTTTATATTTTTAATTACAATATTTGATTTAGCCATCAAAATCTCCTCTCATCTTTTAATCTTTTGATTGAACATTTAAAGCAGTACAGAAACTTGTGAAACATATACATTTCACTAGCTCTGCACTCCTTGCCACACTCTTTGCACTTAGCATTTACTGTGTTGTCTAAGATAATACTCATACCTTATCCACATATACACGTAAACACTTAGACTTGCCGATAGGTTGACCGAACTCATACTTCTTCCAACCTTCTGTCTTCTTAGTCTCGTCATCAAGATACTGACCTTTGACACGTATCTTGTAACTCTCTTTGTTGAGATACTTCTTGAGCATTCTAACAAAGATTTTACCTATTTGTTTGTTAGGTATATCACAGAACATATAACGCCAACCTTTAGGCTCTTGTTCTTGGATTAGCTTGTGAATAAATTTATCCTTCTCTTCAATCAAGCCTTCAAGTCTAGCCACCTTGTCATGATGCTCCTCTGTCTGTTTGACAATCTTACGTAGTAAATGCTCGATGTAGTGATCACCAAGTCTGATGTAATCTTGTCTACCTTTTGACCAAACTTTGTAATTAAGAACATCGTTTATGTCGCATGGTCTTTTTCTCTCTGATAATGAGTCTACCATATCGTAGACTGCGTCTAAAGTTAAATTTCTCATAATAATTCCTTTCTGTATATGAGAGGTAGGACACGTGATTGTATCCTACCATAGTTAATATTATAATGCAGTAACCACAGAGTCACTAGGAAACCATCTCTTTGCAGTAGATGTGCCAATCTTGTAAGTCTGTGATCCACTTGAATTGATATCCTTCATTAGATAAGGAAACTTTGGTGCTTTTGTGTTGTATCCACATAGCTTGAACTCCCTCGTTCCCTCTTTCCATGTCTTGTTAATATCAATATCATCCAAGTCAGCAAAAGATTTTAGCTGCTTTTCTTCTCTAGTCTTAGCACCTTTTACTCTTACATTAAGTTTGAACGTAGCATTTGATCCATCTCTTTCGTAGGTACAACTGCCTAATTCAAAGTGATACATGGTAGACATAATCATTTGATTATGACCTCTCATGTCTTGTAGTGCCTTATCTATAAACTCTCTAAGTGTCTTCAGAGTCTGCTTGTTGTTTAATTCCATAATAACCTCCTTTCATGTTATTGGTTGATGGAATTGTATTATCCCTCTTGCGACTATACTTCTTCTTGTTAGGCACAATCTGTTTTCTCTTGCGATTGTGTGCCATAGCCTTTGCAACAGGATTAATTCTTTTTATCATTACGTAAATCTCTCTCAAAGTTTTTAATGCTCTCGTTTAACTCCATAGCTAAATCTAGACCATCTAAAACACCTAAGTATCTTTCTTTACTTAACTTACCAAACTTCTCACAATGCCTAACATATAAACTTCTAAGTCTATCCATCTTTTGGAAATGTGTTAACTTGTTAGTCATTTTTTACCAACTTGGTAAGTTTTTTAAATGCATTCGCTTGTACGTTTGTGTAATTACTTTGTATAAATACTAAAGTAAAGTCCTCAAAGTCTAGCGATCTCATGTTTGATACCTTGCATAAACGCTGATGCAAATCAAACATATTTAATAAATCATCTACTGTTGTCATGCCACTCTCCAATTATCTAAATCTCGTACAACAAATCCACTTGTATCATTTTTAGCTTTGCCTTTGGCAGATAGCCAAACCACAACACCTTTTGGATCAAGGAATCGTAAGTCATCTTTGTCTCCATCAATACAATCTAAACCTCTGAACTTCTTAGGCATAGGTAAGGTGGACACAACTGCCATGTTTGTACATGTGTCAATAACTGCTCGATATATCTTGTGAGCATAATCCATGTCAGCCTCACTATATGATAAGGTAAGATGGTAATTAGGTGGTAACTTCTTGTACACTCGCTTGTATGTCTTGGTGTAATCATAGAACTGTATGTCATAGAAGTCATACATAAGGTTAGTTCGCTCAAACAATATGTCACTCGTACCATTAGGTCTAGCACATGGTTTTACTTTGTTTTTGTGCATTCTGCGTCTAAACATATGCATGTCATGATACATGTAGTCCATGAACTTGAACTTGTCTGTAAGATACAAGTCTGTCTTACGTTGCCTAGCCTTTTGTACAGTATTAAATACACCTCGCCCTGCAGTATTTAGGCAAGGATCTTTACACTTTGCCACATCTTGAAAGGGACATATCTTGGTGTTCTTTGGGAATAAATGCATGATGGCAGTCATATATTCTGATCCATCACCTTTTACAATCTTGGTATTACTCCCCACTCCAAATAATTTATAACTCATAAATACCTCCTATATATAAATTCTTGGTTTATCTTCATGCATTTCTAGTCGTACTGCATACCTCATATTCTTATCGATAGGCTTGTACTGACTCATGTCAGAGAACTTCTGCACCATAAAGAAGTCATCTGTGTGAGGATTATACCTCACTCTTCTCCATAGCATTTTCTTTGCATAGTCTGAAGACAAGTCATCTGTTATAAGACCACGAACAAAGGCATGGACATTCTTCTGCCCACTCTCCCTTACACGTTTTTGTCCACTTGGCTGCACAACAAACTCTGCATCTATTATCTCTGCATACCTTACGTGTGTAAACACTTTACCTTTGTGTTCCCCTTCCAAAGCTCGTACACTATACTTTTTCTTGGGGATATTCCAATATAATTCAACTCTCATAATTTTCTCCTTTTTTTAACAAGTTGGTAAGAATTATTTCCATGATGGATCACATATTGCAATCCAAGCAAAGCCAACACCTGATATAGCCAAACTGATAGTAATTAGCTCTCGCATATAAAAGGGATTAAACAACTCCCTTGTTATATCCCAAAATGTATAGCTTGTTAATATACAACATAATCCAAATATTGTAATTAAAGTTCTAGCGAATATTATCATTTACTTCTCCTCTATTAAGTTTAATAATTCTTTTGATAATTCAAAGGTAGATAGCCAACCTTTTGCTCCTCCAACAAATGTGCCATCATCTGTATGCTTTTTGTCTTTATCAAGTATGGCAATCTCTACCTTATCTGCATAATCTCCATACCTACTTCCCCAAGGACTTGTTTCGTAGTCACAATTTTTAGCATTCTGTACAATAGATATATATCTGCCATTTGATATAGGTAATACGATTTGATTATATAATTTTTCTTCTGAACATTTACACATTTACTTCTCCTCTATTAATATCGTTGAAATCTTATAAATGGTTTACCTTCCTCACAATCTTCTGCAAAGTTCTTGCAAGTTTGAATAAAGCAATCATCACATAAAGGAAAACCTATTTTAAATCTTCCATATTCTGTTTCCCCAAAAGCATAACATGTTACTTTACTGTTTCCCTTGTAATTGCTAAGACAACCACAATCAGCACATACAGTTGTTGTAGATTTTTTCATTTTTCTCCTCCAATTTTTTTAAATCTTGTTCTACTCTAATTACTTGTTTTAATATTCTGTCATGAAATGGATCACCATCTGATAGCATCTCTTTAATTATCAAAAGTCCTCCTTTGATTAAAATATCATCACTTATTCTTTTCATTTATTTCTCCTTTTTTTAACAAGTTGGTAAGAATTAATAATATTATGCAATTTCCATGCCAAAAACGATAGTTGACAAAAATAAATCACTCCTCAATCGTGGCACGTAATTTAGCCAAAGCCTCGTCAAGTTCGGTCTGCTCCTTCTGTTTGGTATTTACATAGTCTGCCTTCTGATCAATAGAATGCCAATCAAACTCATGCCTTGATGTATGTTTGGCAAGTCTTGACATAGACGATTGTAATTTACCACGTGTAATATGCACACGTATACCATTATCCCAATAGTATGTATTTTTAGCCATTGCTCACTCCTATATAAAATTTACTCGTCACTCCTCACTCCTCACTCCCCACTGTGATAGTAGTGACAAAAAAAAATAAAGAGAGTGAAATAAATCACTCTCAATATTTAACAAGTTGTTAAGAATTACTTGCAACTAATTGCATATCCTTCGCAACTTCAATGTCATGTAATTGCTTAGATTGTTGATCATTTAAAGATTTTTCTGCATTATTTTTAGATTGATTATTTGCAATTGCTTCAACTAACTTAACAGTTGAAATATCAAACTTTTTAGTAGTTGAATTGAAAAAATCAGTAATGACTTCATCTAAGGTTTTTTCTGCAGGTGGAACATTTAAAAGACTTCCTAAACCTCTTATTGTATCAGCTTTAAAAGGTTTTTTCTTATCCTTACAATCTTTAATTTTAGCTTCAACAACTTTAACAGAATGTTCAGCATTTTTGCCTAGTTTACGCATTGCACTCTTATGATTAGGAGTACATTTTTTAACAACTTGGTAAAAATCTTTACCTTGTTTCTGCAACTCCTCATCTATTGCCTTAGAAACTCCCTTATCTAAATTCTTATCTTTTATCTTTTTTTCTGCAATGTAAAACATATTAGAAAACCAAATAAAATCTTTGTAAATATCTTGAATAAGAGTGTTACTTGATTTTAAAAAGTTGTTTTCTTTATTAACTAACTTTTCTACATTTTTATAATTTACATTTATCATTTATTTTCTCCTATAATTAAATTAAAATGTATTAATCATCTTGCAATTGTTATGCCAAAACTTAACAACTTGGTAAGAATTTTTAACAACTTGGTAAGAATTAAACATAACATAGTAGTAATATGCAATTATCATGCCAAGTTTTATAAGTGTCAAATTATTGACAATACGAAATATTGACACTCCCAACTGTCAAAATTTTGACAGTGATAGTAGCAAGAATCGTGCCAAAAATGACCATAAAAAAATATATGCTCCTATTTTTCATTTTGGCATGAAATTTGCTAATGCAAGATTTGTGCCAAGTTACATAAAGAAAACTGATACAATATCAGTTACTTAACAATAAAAAATGTAATAAAATCAATACATTATTTTTAACAACTTGGTAAAAATTATTTTTTTGCGTCAATCTTGCCAAAAAACTATCATTTTTTTGCTATGCCATGCGTCAGCCATACCCCGTACACCACGTTGTATCATGTAGAAATACACAGATTAGAAAAATCAAGTGTTAACCACTAAAATAACTGTTAATATATTTTTTAAAAGTATATGAATAAGAGCAGCCGGGCAAACATTTTAACTGTATTGACAAATTAATAAAAATATGGTACAATTAGGTACATTTAAAATGTTAACATTTATAATGTTATATACATTTAATATATAATAACATTTATAATGTGTCTTATCCTGACAACCCCCTACGTAAATATACATTGAACTTGACAATGAGGAAAAAATCCGTAAAACTATATACAGATAATGTGCTTAAAACATTTTATCGTGCTGTCCGTACTAATAAATTAGATAAATTACATATCCCCCATAGTGATGTTTACTACGTAAGAGCAGCAGTAGAGGCTCGTAGTGGACAAAAGTTTTCGTTAGCACACGTAGAAAGGATAATGAAAGAAGAGGGATGGAAAGATACGTAAATGTACGAACTATTTGTGTTAGCTTGTCTGATGCATCAGCCTGATATGTGTGTAACACTCAAAGATTTATATAGTCCACATCCAACTCATGACAAATGTTTATCAAGAGCTTACGAAATAGCACAAGGTATGCCCATACATATGCCAATGTATTTCCCTAAAAGTTATAAATGCTTGGATATGGCTATAGAAAGTGAAAAATTAAACACAAAATGGCAGCTAAAAAGCGAAAAAAAGGTGGATTAAAAGGTTTTACCCAAAAAAGTGGGGATATGAGACCTACAAAATCAGGTGCAGGTATGACTGCAAAGGGTGTTGCTAAGTATAGAAGGCAAAATCCGGGTAGTAAACTAAAAACAGCAGTAACTGAGAAGAAACCAACAGGAAAAAGAGCAGCAAGACGTAAATCTTTCTGTGCTAGAAGTGCAGGACAGATGAAAAAGTTTCCAAAAGCTGCGAAAAATCCAAATAGTAGATTAAGACAAGCGAGAAGAAGGTGGAGGTGTTAATGAAATTAGGCGAAGCTAAAAAAATATTAGAAAATTCTGAAAAACATAGCAATAGATTAGTTGAAGAAGCTAAAGAAGTTGTTGAAAGATTTTCACAAAGAGGAGAAAAGCCGATGAAGCAAGAAATAGAGCTTAAAAGAGGTGGTAAAGTTCAAATGGCATATGGTGGTACTGTGATGGGCAAACGTCATATGTATGTGGCAGGAGGTTCTGTTAAAATGAATCCGGGATTAAGGGCATTACGTAAATCCAGCCCTGAAGCATTTGCAAAAATTACAAAAGGCAAAAAGGTAACTACATGACAAAGCCAAATTTTAAAAACTTTTCTGATGATGATCTACTACAAGTTGTCAAAGTTAAGATTGCAAAATCTAAAGATGTAAAAAAAGCAAATCAAATGATATTAAATCAATTTGAAAAGAATTTAAAGTCTGCTCTTCCTACAAAAATATCTAAACCTATATTAAGAAAAGTAAAAGATGGAATGCAGTTTGAAGTTCCTGTAAAAAATAATATAGAAAAAAGTCAAAAGCTAATAAAAAAAGAAATAAAAAGTTTTATCAAAGACATGACAAAACCAACAAAGAGACCTGCCTTAGCTATAATAAGAAGTGATACAAATATAAAGTTAAAATCTCCAACAAAAACAAAATCAGGTGTATCAGACACACGTAAAAGATTCAATGCCGCATTTAAAGCTGCTAGAAGTGCAGGTAAGGCAACATTTACTTTTGGTGGTAAAAAGTATACAACTAAATTAAAAACAGATAAAAAGAAGACATCCTCTTCTTTACCTAAGATGGTAACATTAAGAAGTGGTAAGAAGGGAACAATAGCTCAAAGATTAAAAGAAATAGACAGAGCAAAAGCAAGTAAAAAAATATTGTCCGATATAAGGACATCTGTGAGAGCCAAAAAATAGGAGACTTAAATGGCAAAAAAATCTGATATAACCCTTACTGAGTTAAGAGCGTTAATAAAAGATTTCTATCCCAATCTTAGCATGAAAGAATTTAATGCTTTAACTAAGGGTGGGATGGATGTGAAAAAAGACATGAAAGCGAAAGGCGGGATGTCAATGAAAAAGAAAACAAAATATATGGCTAAAGGTGGAATGAAAAAAACCAAATATATGGCTAAAGGTGGAATGAAGAAAACAAAGTACATGTCAAAGGGAGGCATGAAGAAAACTAAATATATGTCTAGAGGTGGTGCGGCAAGACGTAGATAATGTCTTACCTAATAAGTAACGTTCCACACTTTAAGTGTTGGGTAAGAAAAGAGTTTACTTCTAACCACATGAAGTATCATGGTGAATTTCTCCATGCTATTGCTTTCGCAGTTAATACAATACCAGATAGATCATTAAGTTTCCAAGTTGTTTTTACAGGATGTGACGAAGACGAGAATGTTCATGGTGGTGCAATGTGGGCAAGAATGCCGATACAAGCACTTGTAGCAGATATACCATTAGATGAATGGGCAGAACCAATGGAAGATCATTTGTGTCAACCTTGGGACTGTGAGTCTAGACATCACGCAGTTACAGTTATGGATAGAGTTAGTTCCTCTCCGTGGCTATGTAAAATAGACAATGCTTTTTATACTGCTAAATATTTATTTACTGTAGATTATACAGAGAGTGATATAGCAGATGATCCTGCACAACACAAACAATCACATGTGTTATATTTAACAGATGCAGGTAAATGGACAGGTAATATTGTGGCACTTCCAAATAACAGAGTAAGAGCAACAAGTCCTGCTTTATGGGTAACAGGAGAAGGTGCTCCTGACTTTGCACCATCTCAGTGGTTACACTCTGCAGAAGCTCATGAGTCATATCTTGATCCATATACGACATTCAATAATTTATATTCCGATGGTAGCCAAACTAAAAACAATAAGAAAAAAAATAAGAAGTAAACAAAAGCTAGGTTTCTCAGAAAGAGCTAGAGCAGTAAATAAAGGACTACTACCAAGTGTTGCGAAAAAAAAGAAACTACAAAAAAGAATATAAGAATTACCATAGTAAATCAGAGCAAGTTAAAAATAGACAAAGTAGAAACAAAGCTCGTAGAATACTAAAGAGTAAAGGTGTGATTGTTAAAGGAAAAGATGTTGCACATAGGAATGGTAATCCAAAAGATAATAGGATATCCAATCTTACAGTAAAGTTAGCATCAAAGAATAGGTCTTTTAGCAGAACCCGTAAGTCTAAAAAAAGAAACCCAATGGCATAAATTATGGCAATAAAAAAAGCTAAAAAAACAATTAAAAAAGTAACATCTAAATTAAAAAAAGCTAGTAAAGCTCATGCAAGTCAAGCAAAAGCATTATCTGCTATTAAGTTAAGAAAAGGTGGTAGTACAGTAAACAAAGCAGGTAACTATACTAAACCTACAATGAGAAAAAGAATTTTTAATAGAATTAAAGCAGGTGGCAAAGGAGGTGCTCCGGGTCAGTGGAGTGCTCGTAAAGCTCAGATGTTAGCTTCTGCTTATAAAAAAGCAGGTGGTGGTTACACAAGCTAATGCCTAAGAAAAAGAAAGACCCTAAAGTTGGCACAGGTAAAAAACCGAAAGGATCGGGCAGACGCTTATACACGGATGAAAATCCCAAAGACACAGTTAGTATCAAATTTGCCACACCAGCAGACGCAAGAGCAACAGTTGCAAAAGTTAAAAAGATTAATAAGCCATATGCGAGAAAGATACAGATACTTACAGTTGGTGAGCAAAGGGCAAAAGTAATGGGCAAGACTGAGGTTGTTGCCATATTTAAAAAAGCAAAAGAAAGTTTAAAAAGAGCAAATGAGCGAAAAAAGAAAAAGGTGTAAGACTTGCGAATGTTACGACTGCGATTGCGAAGAATGCTCATGCGATTGTCATCATAATGATCGAGTTCTTACTGATATTCATGATAGACAAACAAATAGTCAATCAGACACAGAGATTTAAAAGTATTGATAGATGTCTG